GACAGACATATATTTCAGGTCTATCTCTTTCATGTCTTACTGCATATTGAATAGGCTTACCTGTTTGTTTTTTATTTGGAATCTTTAAAAATTCTTGCATAGATATACGTTCTAATTGTACATCAATATCATCTCTATTAACAACTGCTTCTAATACATCTATACTTGAAGATGCTAGTGCATATGTAGTTACACTTGCAGTAACAGTAACTGTAGAAGTTTCTGCAGTCCATAACATTATATCTCTATTTTGCCAATCAGATAGTAATAAATTAATTGACCTTCTTGCAGATTTAGGCTCATGCCCAAGAGTAGGTTCACCACCTATCATTTCCATTGCTTCTTGGATAACTTCATCTATATCCATAGAAAAATCATATGTACCTGATGTACTCATTTTTTTCTTCTCACTTTACAAATTGGACAAAAGTCTCCATCTGATAATTCAAAACCACATTCAGGACACTTATTCATTATACTTTACCTCTATTACCTAAATCTATTTTTTTACCTTTATTTTTACCTGAAGTTCTTTTTACTAAACCCCTAGCTTTTAATCTTGCAAGATTTGTTGAACCTATAGATTTACCTGATTTATGTTTTTTTAATAACTCTTTAATATTTATTTTAGGTTTTTTAGTATTAGGTTTTTTAATTTGTTTTGAAATACTACTTCTACCAATAGCCATTACTTACCTCTTAACCAGTCATACCATTTTCTTTTATGCTCTTCTGATTCCCTTTGTATGTTTTTGAGTTTTAGGTGGTGCTTTTTTGCTTTTGCCTTCTCCTGCCCATAATTTTTTATTCGCCCAATAAGCCGCAGACATTTTACCCTTACTAATATTTTTCGCATGACGAGCTTTAAAACTTTTTCTAGCTTCTTTAGAATAGTTGTGACCCATTGAAGAGTCACCATAATGTATAAGTTTAATTCTATCACCTTCTTTAGCCAAGACCATGCCTTTTTTGCCCGGTCTGTCAGACCTTTTAGGTTTATTAAATCCTGCAAATTTTTTGCCACGATATTCTATTCCTCCTGATGGTAACCTTTTTACTCCGGGATATTTACTCATGCTATCCTCTTTTTAGGTTTAGTTGTTTTTCTTTTTCTACCTGATGCAGTTACAGACCACTTAACCATTTTAGGTCCTGTCTTTTTCTTTGCTTCAGCTTTGCTAATTCTACCTGCTACTTTTGCAGGTCTACAAGCAGGATAAGGTCTAGACTTTTTATCTTTACCTGACCTTCCACATTTTTTACCTGTCTTAACATCTCGCCAATCTTCTTTAAACCATTTAGTTAAGCCACTATTTTTAGGCTTTGCCATTATGAGTACCCACCACCTGCTTTTTTATATTCTCTAACTAAATATGCATTTGCATACGCAGAAGGGTATACCTTAAATTTCTTTTTTGTTTTTGCTTTTATTCTTGCGTATAAGGCAGGGTTGTTTGGTTTAGGTGATTTTTTTGTTGATGATTTTTTCTTTTTAGTAAATGCCATTGTAACTCCTTTACTTTGTCATATGCTTCTTTAATTTCTTTTATTGTTCTTTTACAACCTATACAAATATTATTTTTTAATTTGCATACACCTATACAAGGTGTTAAAACTTTCCTGTCCATTTACCAGCAAACCATGCTAATACACCTGCAAAAAATAAAACAACTATAAAACCTATTCCATATCCTATATATTCTATTAATTCTTGTTTACGTTTTTCTGCCATCTTTTCTGCATATCTTCTAGACTTTCTTGCTTCTGCCTGAAATCTTTGCCAATCTTGCCAAAGTCCGGGTCTGCCTAGATAAATCATTATTTTTTTTAGCTCTTCTTCTTTTTCTTTTATTTGTTCAAGAGCCATAAATTCTTCTAAATCTCCTCCACCACCACTTGCTTTTTTCTTACTTGCTTTTTTTTCTAACTGCTCTTTTGAAAAAACAAAGTCAGATATTTGTTTTACACAACCTGATAATTCTTTGCCATTGGAAACAAAACTTTTTATTACTCCAAAAGCGGCATTTGCTGCGGCTAGTTCTGCTAACATTATTTTTTCCTTATGGGTTTACAATATGCAGTTATTCGTAAGCTAGGTCCTTCCTCTTGTGGTATTGGTGGTTGTTTATGAAGTCTTTGTGCAAAATATAAACATCTATCTATATCTTGAAAAGTTTGTGTTTGGTCTATTACTCTTATCCCCATCATAAACACTAACACAAACTCTATCATGCTTTACCATGTAACCTTCTTATTTGTTCCTTACCTTTTTTAAAAATATTTGCAACTTGTGTTTTCTTCATTACTTTAGCTCTTTGTTCGCCAACAGTAAGTATTTGTATCTTTCTCGCAAATGGCTTATTAACTTTTTTAACTTTTGCAACTGTGGCTCTTGCATCTGCAGGTGTGGCGAACTTGATGCTAACTGTGTCTTTAGGGTTTTCATCTGTGTATAAACGTCTGCCTGAACCTTTTGGTTTTTTACCTGTACCAACTTTAGGGTCTTTTCTTTTTACCATTACGTAATATACTCTTTAAAGTTTTAGCTTGTTTAGCATGAGTCTTAGATGCTTTACTTAATCCTTTAATAACTTTTTTAAGCTTTCTTTTTTGCTTTTCCATAACCCTTTACCTGTCTTGCAGAAGTTGTATTACCCTTATACTTTTCAATCTTTTCAGGTTTATCATATAAACTAGAAATAAAACCACCACCAAACATAGGTTTAAATCCCATATTCATTTTAACTTTTTTAGGTAATTTATGTATACCCGGATTGTCTGCTTTAGGTGGTAAGTCTTTAAGACCAACTTTACTACCTTCAAACTTTTTAGTTACCCTTTTCATCAATTCAGGATATTGCTTTTTTAAATCTTTTCGTGCTTGATTTTTTGCTGCTATTTTAGCTCTACCTTTTTTTAATGTATAAGCTTCATCAGGACCTCCACCAAAAATCTTTTCAATCATAGTTCTTTTTCTAGTAGGTTTTTTAAGTCCTAATGTATTCATTAAAAAATTCATATCTGTTGCTTCTGCAAATTTTTTCTTTAAAGCATCTTTAGGTGATATAGGTTTACCTATAGTCTTATCCTTAGTTCCTTCTTTCAATTTTTTAACCTTTTTAAAATTTTCAGGAGACATAAATCCTTTAGGTTTTAAACCTCTCTTTTTTAATTGGTCATAAGTAAACTGAGCATCATAACTACTTGAACCTTTAATATTACTTCTACTTTTCTTTTTAGTAGGAACTTTAGGCATATCTTTCTTTTTTTGTTGTAAGGACTTTGTTTTAATAGTTTTTACTTTAACATCTTTTAATTTCTTTAAAGGTTTTTTATCTTTATTACCTCCACCACTAATGCTACCTTCACTTACATTACCTATATCCATAAGATAAGGTGTAGTTCCTGCAACTAAAGCTGCACCTGCAATAGGACCTTTATATCTTTTTATAAAACTTTGTTTTTGTTTATTAAATATATTTTTTGCAGTTGCTGCACCTGTAGGTGGAACTTTAGTTGAAGAAGCACTTTTCTTTTTATTATTTGTGGTTTTTTTATTTAATTTCTTTTTAATGTCTTTAACTTGTAAATCATCCAACTTCTTTTTAGTATCACTAATATTACTTTTTATATCTCGTTTAGTTTTTGCATCACTTGCAAGTTTATTAACAGAAGGTTTTTTATCAACTGACTTTGTAGACTTTTGTTGTTTTGCTTTTCTATTTTGTTTTGCTTTATCAACTTGTTTATTTTTTGATAAAACATTTTCTTTTTTTACTTTTTTAGATGTTTGTTTTTTTGTTTTATTTTCTGCTGCCTTTTTAACTTGTTCTTGTTTAGCAATTTTTTTATCTATATCTTTTTTTTGTATAGTAATTTTTTTATTTCTACCTGTACTACCACCACCTGTAGTAAATTTTTCAAAGGCATCATCTATATTTTCTTTAAGAGACTTACCTAATTTAAGTGTTTTTCCAAAACTCATTATTTTTTTCTCCCTGTCATTGCCTTACCATAACCACGCATTGCTCTACCAACACCTCGTATAGTTTTATTTCCTGTTCCTGTTTTAATTGGTAAACCTGTTCTTATTGCAGTATCTATCATGTCAAGACTATCATATACACCCATAGGCATAAGAGAAAGCATTGCACCTTTAAACTTACCTAGTTTTGGTTTAGACTTTTTACCTACAGTTTTCTTTCCTGTACCTGCTCTATAGTTAAGCATACCACCTTTCTTTCTAGGTATTACACCAAACTTTTCTTTTACACCTTTAGCTGCAGGTTTTCTTTTTTCTAAATTGTCAAGCTTCATTCTTAAACTTCCTATTAATTTAGGTTTAAGTTCCTTTTGCTTTTCAATTAATTTACTAACTCTATTTTTAATAGTGCCATAAGGACTTCCCTTAGTAGCATTTTTAATTACACTTCTATTCTTTAAATCATTAAGAGTTGCCTTTGCAGGATTAGACATAAGACTTTTTTCTGCACTATCTAAAGCTTTTCTATATTTTATAATTTCATCTTTTCTAAATTTAAATATTTCTGCAGTCTTACTTTTTCTATCATAAGCTACACCTTTTTCAATCAACTGTTCTTTTTTACCTATAGGTCGATTAGGCACGTTACTTACTAAACTTTTATTAGGTCCTCCAAAGTCACCCTTATTAACTTTAAGAATCTGTTTTTTAATATTTCTTTCAGTTGCAAGTGTACCTTTTAATTTATCTCCTATACTTAAAGTTTTTCTTTTAGGAAACTTTTTAATTTCTTGTGAAGCAGGAACTGCAATTTCTGCAGTCTTACTTTTTACAACTGTTTTTTGAGCAGGTCCACTAATACCTTTTTCTTCAATTTCACGACCAACTACTTTAGTTCCTCGTAAAACATTTTCTCTCATTTCTTCCATTATTTGTTGAGCAGTAAGTCTTGGAGGTATATCACCTCTTACTACATCTAACTCTTCTGTTTTATTTTTAAAGAAACCTTTAGGAAGAACTTTTAATTGAGCCATTCTTCTCATTCTTCTAGCTTCTTTACTCATCTTTGGAAGAGCTGCGGCATCTGTTCTTTCTATAAAATTAGGATTTACATATCTATTAGTAGCAGGACTTACTCTTCCTTCTTTTAATATTTGAGCAGGAGTTTTTCCTTTAGCTTTATTATTAAGAGATTGAACTCTATCACTTAATTTAACTGTTGCTCCTTTTTCTCCCATGCCTTCAGTTTCTTTTCTTTTACCCTTCATCTTTTTTTGAGCATCAGATACTAAAGCTTTTCTTTGCATTTTTTCTTTAGGAGTAAGACCTGTTAAATCTTTTTTCTTTGCTCTTTTTTTACCTGTTTTAGGGTCAACATCTTTTATCACAGTATAAAAAGCTTTTTTAGGTTTATCTTCAAAACCTTTACCATCAGGAGACCTTTTTATAACATTATTAATACTTATTCTTTTTTGACCTTTAGCTTTAGCTTCGTCAAATTTTCTACCATAAATAGCTTTAAATTCAAGACTACCTTCTTTAATACCTTTTGGTTTAGGAGCTTTAGCTTTCTTTTCAGCTTTTGATAAGGCTTTAATACCTGCCTTAACACCTTTTATTAATTTGGCTACCATAATATTCTCCTAGTAAAGTCTATTATGTGTTGCAGGTCCTGACTTCATACCTACTTTACCACCAACAAACAATTTCTTTTTAGCTTTACCTGTACCAAACTCTACATTAGAATCTTTACCTGTGTATGTTTCTTTCATATACATTTTCTTTTTAGGTCTTGGCTTTGGTTTCATTACATTAAGTTTAGGTTTTTTTGTAGGTTTAGATATAGGGTCTGATTGTATTTGAGACTTTTTACCTTTTAAACCTTGAATACCTGCTACTGTACCACCACCAATTATCAAACCTTTACCTAAAGACTTTGCCTTTTCTCTTCTTGTAGTTCTTTGTTCCTTAGTTGCTTTTTTAGTTTTAGTTTGATTAGCACTTGGCTTACCTAATATAGATATAGTATTACCTTTAGAATCTTTTTTATTTATTTTTTTCTTTACTGTGTCAACTACTTTTTTACCAGCTTTTAATATACCTCCAAAAGATTTTTTAGTTGTCTTTCCTTTTATAGGCATACCAATAACTTTACCTGTCATTCCTTTAGGTGGTAGCATATCTAAAACTTCAGAAGGTGATAATCCTTTATAAAGTTTTGGATTTTTTCTTATTGCTGCTTCAACTCTTGCGGCATCATTTTTATTCATTGATTTAGAAGGCATAGATTTTCTCATCAATTCCATTGCCATTTTTGCTGCTTTAGTCATTGCCATTGTTATAAACTCCCTTGTAAAATAGCATTATCTCCCCCTGCAGGATTTGCAGGTGTCTCCATATCATCTCTTCTAGTTCTTCTTGCTTGATTACGAAGAGCAAGAACATCTTCTTTATATCTTGATTCATATACAGATATTGCTTCATAGTTTTTCATAAATAGTAATGCTTCTACCATAGATGCATTATATAAAGCATTATAACAAAAGTCTGTAAAATAATTATTAGGAGTTGCAGTGGTAAGAGCAGTAGGTCTTGATACATGAGCAACTATGCCATCTACAGTTGATACAGGAGTAGGTGCAATTAATATAGTTGTATTATTTCTTCTTGCATAATATTCAGGAGTTCCTGTACTTGCACTAACAGACCAATAATCATTTATAAATTCATCAGTTCTTTGTACTAAATTTATTCTTGTTCCACTATTATTTATATTTACATTTTTTATTATGCGTGTACCTGCAGGAAGTGTAATTTTATTATTCCCACTTGGTATAGCTACAGATGTATAAGTAACTAAACCATAGTCATCTAAGTCTGTAGTTAATCTTAACTCTGCTCTATTAACAAACTTAGGTATAGCACTAGCAAAGTCAGAGTTATCATTCTCTGTGCTTTCAATTATGTCATCTACTAAGTAAGTATAACTAGCCATAGAAAACTGTCACAGTACTTGCTGAAGTAGGTGCAGAAACCTTAACAGGTCCTATCATTCTTACACCATTATCAGGTACATAAATGTCTCCTGCATCTACATTAGTAGTTCCAACAAACTTTATATTACTTCCTGAAGTACTTCCATTTTCATCTGTTTGACTTCCTGTAATAAGAAATGTTCCAACACCACTATAATAAATACTTCTTATTCTTGTATCTGCAACAGTTACACTTGAAAGAGTATCTAATACTGCTCCACTACCTGTGACTGCTCCTGTTCTTATATTCGTTGTCATATAATTCTCCTTAATATATTTATTATACAAAAAAATAGGGAAGGATGCAAAGACTATCCCTCCCTTTTTTTCTAAATCAATAACCTACAGTTATCTATTAGGATGAACCTGAAGCTCCATAGTAACTTCTCCAGTCAGAAAATCCAAAGCTATATCTTTCTCTAGCTTTAAATCTTACATTACCTGTATCAAAGTCTGGCTCCATCTTAGTCTGCAGTGGTGAACGTACAAACATTTTAGCTCCATTAGGACAAT